CATCCCTTATCCACATAGTTTTTGAGTCGTCACCGCGCTTCCTCTTTTTCGGGGGCGGCTTGTCACCCATATCTTCAGAACACTTTCTATCTTTTGCATTCTCCCGAGACGACTGCTTCGTCATTTGCTTGATGAAATGAATAAAATGTAATACATTTTCCATGAAAAGAGTAATGGAGGCTATTGAGCAAGCTGCTAAATTAGCCCAGGCCGAAATAGATAAACAGGCAGCAAGTGACCCCGCTATCAAAAAAGTTATGAAAATCGTAGAACGATTTATTCAGACACATCGCACCATGTGCTACGGTGGAACTGCGATTAACAATCTTCTACCTCGCGAAGATCAGTTTTATAATTTTTCGGTTGATATCCCCGACTATGACTTTTATTCTGAAACACCACAGGTTCATGCTGCAAAACTAGCTGACCGAATCGCAAAGGCGGGATTCAAGAGTGTGGAAGTCAAGCCGGGTGTGCACATGGGAACATTTAAGGTCTTTGCTGACTACATTGGAGTTGCCGATATTTCGCATTTGGAAAAGCCTATTTTTGCTAAGCTTTGGAAAGAAAGTATAATAAAGGATGGTATTCACTATGTTCCCCCGAACTTTCTGAGAATGTCGGTATATTTAGAACTATCGCGTCCGCGAGGTGATGTTTCGCGGTGGAAAAAGGTGTATGATCGTATTCAGCTCCTGAATAAACATTATCCTATGAGTTGTCCAAAACACGAAGAATTACTCGAGGTGTTCTTGAAAGATGATACTCGCAAAAGCATTGAAAAACTACTTATCAAGGAAAAGGTAGTTCTTCTAGGATTCAATGCGTCTATAATGCAGGATGAAAATCACAAAAATAAATGGTCGCTACCATTAGATGTTTTAGCTACGCAGGAACAGAAAGATGATATAATCACAGATCTAAAATCATTTTTTGAGAAGTATGACCGAGTCACCACAAAAGATTATCCAGCATATGCTGAACTTGTGCCTCCATACACAGATATCATGGACTCGGAAACAAAAATAACTTTAGTTCGTGTTTACGAGACAAACGCTTGCCATAGTTACCATTTGGCACCGAACGGATTACATATTGCCAGTATTCCTACGCTTCTACAGTTCTTTTTGTCTGCGTTATACGGTCCGGAGAAGTTACTTGATAAACCCGAACAGCGCTTTCTATGTGTAGCAGATCACCTGATGAATCTAGCAAACAACAATGTAAAGCGCCGATATAAGTTATTAACACCTACTACTTGCTTAGGAAAGCAGAAGGGGTTAATTGATATGCGTATTGAAAAATCAGAATTATATGAGAAACTTCGAGATAATAAGAGCTCACGAGAGTTTTTGGAGTATTTCTTCCAGTACAATCCTATAGAGATGAACAAAACTCAGCGCCAAAGTGTGCGCACAATGTTGAGGAAAACATTAAAACGAAAACTTTAAAGAGCACCAGTTCCATTAAATGCGCTTCCATTACATCCTGGACATGCGAACCTCCCAAAATTGTAAGTTAGACGAAAGGCATTACCTGTCTTAACCCACGGATCGGAAGTATTCCGATTTCCAGTATTTAAGCTAGAATTATAAGAATAGTATTCACGAGTCTCCTTTAGGAGTTTTGTGTATTCTGACGCATCCTGAATACGAGAACCATATGCATATCCAGTGGGGCCTACAGAGGCCGGCATTCCTTGTGAACTCATTTGTATCTATGAAAGCAAAGATGTTCAAACTGAAATATGTTTGGCTGCTTGTAATCCTTGTAGGATTAATAGCTTTCTTAATTTCACATAAAGATTGGATTGTAACCGAAATGCTTACCAATCCACCCCCTACTTTATTTAGTTTAGATAAGGAGTTAAAATCCACATCTGAAAGGCTTCAAAAAGTTGAAACCGAGTTTACGCAGTTCAAAGATAAAGCCAGTGCTCAGTCGTCTCAGGCAGCAGCAGCACAGGCAAGTTTGGCAGCTATTCATTAGTTATAGATACCTATCCGTGGCGTGTCCACCATGTTGTATCGAAGTAAGGAGGTAGAGTTCCGACTCCGTTCTTTACTGTCATATCCGGGACTGGAGCTTTAGCCGCCAAAGCAGCAACATCGGCAGGTTTCAGTAAATAGTTGAAGTATTCCAAAGACGCAATACTTCCATCGAATCCACCATCAACGGAAGTATGAACCGTATCTGCATTCTGTTTGGGAATGTTTGAAAGGGTGTGGTGTTCGTATAACTTACCGTTAATGTAAATATCGATAAAATCCTGATCTGTCGCCAAAACTACATGTAACCATTTCTTTGCTGGAATATTTCCCACAGGAATGGTTTCAACTCCTCCGAAAGTATCAAGTTTTACTATTAATGAATTAGTGTTTGCGTCGACAAATAGTGCTGGGCACATAGATGAAAGATCTTCGGGTCCCTTTGTGAACACAACTTTCTGCTTGCCATAGCGGTAGGCAAAATCATCAACCTTCATCCAGCAAGCGTATGAGAAAGTCATGCCTTCTTTCTGATTGATCGAATTTGGAATTGAAACATTACTATTCACCTGTTTCTTTCCATCCGTGATGGATGATTGGATAGTAATATTTGGGGAATTAGACTGGCTTTTAAAGTAGAAAAAGGCAGCCACAATAACGACTACGGCTACAAGAACTGAAATAAGTAGATCCATTATTTATAGTTTCAGAATGTATATTCCTGCACTTCCTTGCCTACTGTATCATAAACTCCAAACTTCACAGAGTATCCAGTGGCCGCAGCCGCTGAACTGGGAGTTGTTTGGCTGGAGCATGGCGTTCCGGCAGTATAGAATGCAATTGCATCATCGGGCGTCAGCATACGAGGATAGTGGTTAAAGTCGCACATGTAACCGGAAAAACCGCCATCCTTAGATAGTTGAATATCTCCTACTGCTGGTTTAGGTACACCGGGTAAGAAACACGACTTAACTAACTTTCCATCAATATAGACATCTAAGTTGCGCTCAAACACGGTTATTGATACAGAGAACCAGGCCTGTAGAGGGATATTAGGGACATCGCATACAAAGACATCATCTGTAGATCCCGAATGTCCCGCGGGAGCAGGTTCGGATTTACCCGTCCCGCCTTCCGATGAAGGGAATATGGATACAGATACACGAAGAGTATTGTCCGTTGGATGAAGAGTTACATTTGGGTTTGCGACTGAACCATTTGAGGCATCGGGACGGAATACGACAGACTTATCCTTTCCATATCCATAATTCCAATCCTTGACAAACATCCACCACTGTGATCCATAATTGCCCTGATTCTCTGACGAAAGAGGCGCAGATGCAGCAGGAAGCGTCGTTGTAGTGGTAGCATCGTGTAAAGAAGACAGGAGATTACCGGAACTTGTTCCAAACATATTCCAAATGTTACCTAGTAGGGGTGTTTTAGTTGGAGCCGTGGCTCTCTGTTGGGAAGCAGCAGAGGAAGTAGGAAGAGTTGGGAAAGTAGCACCGGTAGATGCTGAAGTTGACTGGGGTGAGCCATATGCACCCGACTGCCAGTTCACGACGAGTGGATCATTTGATGGTGGAGTAGTTGGAGGCAGACCAACCGATGCGGGGCCTACAATAAACCCAGGCAAGGATGTTCCACCATTTGATGTTACAAGATTGCGAAGGTAACTTGTTACTGCTCCATTCGTCGCCGAGTCGTTACCGTATGTCGCCGAGCTAATAATGAGAATACTGTTTGGCGATGCGCCTCCTGGTGTCGCTGCGGGCGTACCGGGAAGAATGAATGTCTGTCCACCCCACTGCCGGACAATCAGGTCGTGGATACACAAAACGGCAATGACAATTCCAATCACAAAAATAAGACCACCTACCCCTGCAATTACCTTAGTATAAAATAGCCTACTGGCAGCTGCAGCATCCGTTGCCGCCTTCTTAGCCGCCTGTGCAGTTTGCGCAGCAAATAGCTGAGACTGGCGCATAACTTCTTCACCAGTTAAGGTGGCTCTAGAGAAATCAGGAATAAAGGATGGAACTGTTGTTGTCTTACTTGGCGTACCACCCATTTGTTAGAAACAGCGAAGTTAAAAACGGAAGGTATGACAGTAGAATGAACATGAAGGAAATGTATTGTAATAATTGTGGCGAAAAGGGTCATGTTTTCAGAACATGTAAAGATCCGGTTATTTCATGCGGTATCCTTCTTTTACGGGGGATTTATGAACCACTAAAACTCCCAGTCGATCCAAAAACTGTGAGTGTCTTAATGGTGAAAAGGAAAGATTCCATGTCTTATATGGAGTTCATTCGAGGGAAATATGATCCCCAAGACGAGGCATACACTGGTCGTCTAATTATGAATATGACTATATCGGAACAGAAGACAATCGTAGAGGAGGAGTTTGATACGCTTTGGACTCGTCTTTGGGGATCCGGGCGTGATTCACATTCACAAGAATATGTGATTTCCAAAGAGAAGTATACGAATCTTGATCGAAAGCGAATGGTGAGTGAGTTTGCATCGCCATACAAAGAAACTGAATGGGGTTTCCCTAAAGGACGCAGAGCTCGCGGTGAAACGGATATGGAATGTGGAATCCGTGAGTTTCTTGAAGAGACAAATATATCACGAGACTGTTACGAATTAAAAGATGAACACTTTACGGAAACTTTTCGTGGAACAAATAACATCGAATACCGTCATATATACTTTGTGGCTCTTCTTAAGAACTCAAGAGGAATAAACTTAAAACAAAAACTTACGCCAATGCAGAGTAAAGAAGTCGCTGCAGTGGATTGGAAGACCCTGTCAGAATGTAAAAGTATTATACGCCCACACTATATTGAACGAAAGGCGCTAATGACTGAAGTAGAAAAGTTCGTATCAAATTATCAGTCTTAATGTAATGGATTGGAAGTCTCTTGGAGCAGTATATGCTATTCTAGTTACGGTCGGGGTTGTAATCTCCCTACTGTCGACGCAGCTACAATGTTCAAAAACTAGTTTTTCAGTTGCTATTCTAGAGGGTGCAAAGTTTGGAATACTTCCTTTTTGTCTGTATGGACTCACATACTTTGAAGCTGTTCGCAAACCGTTTATTACTTTCTTTATAGCTCGCGGACTTGACAGTCAAACTGCAGAAATGATAGGAATTGGATATTTAATTATGCTGGGTGCATGGGTATCCGGAGTATGGAATGTTCACAATAGCGAGATCGCAACCTGTGTGGCATCAACATCGGAAATGACGGAGTTTAAAGATAAGTTAATGAAGGAACTAGCTGAAAAGCAGGCGGCGGAGGAAGCAAATGCTACAGCAAAACCATCAAAGTGAATAGTCTAAAACATAGACGACCCCAAGATACGATACAACAGCGAATGCAAACATCCAAAACCATACTGGGAATACTGTTGATTCACGCTTACCAACACCAAATGGGCGTATGCGACCCTGCTCACCAAATGCCACGCTAGGTTTGATATACAAGAACCCCGCGACTAAGAAAAGGTATATAGCGACCATCCACATCTTTGGCGATTTGCGGATAGTTGCCTCCATTATCATTTCCTTTCCAAAAATAAGTGGACGATGTATACTTTGCCGAATCGTAAAGCATTTTCCGATTCCGTGACTCGTATCTTCCTAAAATACCGTCAGAAGGATGCTTTAGGTACTGATGAACCGACTAGCGACCTGAAACCCTATCAAAAGTTAGTTCGAGACTACCTTTTAATTGAAACACCATACCGTGGTCTACTCCTGTATCACGGCCTGGGATCAGGTAAGACCCGTTCTGCGATTGCGATTGCCGAATCACTTTTATCAACTAAAAAGATTTATGTGCTAACACCCGCATCACTTGAGGATAACTTTTTAGAAGAAATTCGTGTTGCCGGGAATCCGGTGTATATCCGTGATCAATACTGGGAGCGAAAAAGTATTAAATCTCAAGAGGATCGAGACAACGCAAAGGGCATGGGTATTTCAGAAAAGTTCCTAGATACGAACGGTGTATACTTTGTTACAGTTCCTGGAATGCCTCCAAACTTTTCTCTTCTTTCCAAGCCCGATGCTGTACTTGTAACAAATCAAATCGATGATATTATTTACCAGCGGTTTCATTTCATTCGATACAATGGTTTGAATAAAAACAATGTCGATGAACTGTTCCCAAGTCCTCAAATGTTTGATGATTCGGTTGTGATCATTGAAGAAGCACATAACTTAATTGGTGCGGTTGTGAATGAGAGTGAACTTAAAGGTCGAGCATACGATTACATATACAAGGCCCGTAATTGTAAAGTTGTAGCTTTATCCGGAACTCCAGCGATCAACAGTCCTCATGAAATTGCTTATCTAATGAACCTCCTTCGCGGACCTATTGAACGAGTGTCGGTATTATCAAAGTCTGCTATTGCTTGGGACGAAGCCTTAATGACTGCATTTTTTCGAGGACAGAAGGATGTAGATACAGTTGAATACAATTCAGTCAAGCGAGTTTTGATGATTACTCGCAATCCTCCATATTTTGAAAGTGTATATAACGAAAAGGGTGATCGTATAGCCGTAAAATACAATCGGGACTTCAAGCAGGATCCCGATATAAAGAATTGGGTTACATCATGGAAGACAGAGTTCGAGACCAAGTTTTCAGGTATCGAACTTGAAGTTCCTGATAAATACATTGTCGAAAACTTAGAATGTCTACCTACTGATTACGAAGAGTTCATGAAGACATTTGTAGATGGACTGAATATTCGTAATCCTATGTTGCTTGGCCGACGTATTCAAGGATTGGTTTCTTACTACAAGGGAGCTGATGAGAAACTACTCCCCAAGCGGCTGGATGAAGATAAGACACTTCAAAAAATCGAAATGACTCCTGAACAATTTTTCATATATCTAAAGGATCGGTTTGAAGAATACAAACAAGAGGTCAACCGTAAACGAAAGGTAGGGCTCAATGACAACCTTGGTTCGTTCCGTCCACGCACTCGTCAGACTTGTAATTACTCGATTCCTCTTGAACTTCGTGTTGGTGTTACAGAAGACGGGTTAGTAGATGAAGATAATGAGCCAGATAATTCAGAAATTATCCTGAAACTTCGTGCGGAACCTGAAAAGTATTTGAAAGAACCTGGGCTTGTTCGTTATGCACCGAAGATGTCTCGTATGCTTGCTGATCTAAAAATATCTGTTGGAACATTTGGACATCTGAATAATCAGTTCGTGTATTCCGAGTATGTTTCCGTAGGTGGGTTGGGAACTTTCATGGCTGTTTTGGATAATAACGGGTTCCAGGAATACAAGCTGATAAAAGAAGGTGGAATTTGGAAAGAGGATCCTTCAATGAAACCGGATGTTCCAGCCTACGCTCTCTACACTGGAGGCAAATCCGAAAGAGAAAAGGAACTTCGTAAAATATACCTTCAAATATTCAACAAAAAGTATTCTGATACCTTTCCACAATCGTTGAAAGACAGCCTGGAAGGTAAACCTAAACGCCTATGTATTCTGATGGCATCTAAAGCTGGAGCTGAAGGTATTACGCTCCTCGAAACTCGTAATGTATACATATTGGAACCATACTGGAACGCTTCGCGAATTGATCAGGTCATCGGTCGCGCAATCCGATTGAATTCTCACATCAAACTTCCAGTAGCCGATCAAAATGTAACTGTAAAATTATACCTTTCCGTATTCACACCGGAGCAAACCACGACATCAGATGCCGACAAGGCCCCAAACATTGTAGCGATTCGTCGTAACGATATGGTTCTGAAGCGGTATGAAGGAGACGAGCCTCGTGAAAGTTTCATGACAACCGACGAGTACCTGTATGAAGTATCTTACGAGAAGAACCGTTTGATCAAAAGCATTTCAACTATTCTGAAACAGGCAGCGGTTGATTGTGAGATCCATCGTAAACTTCATTCGAAAGAACAACCCGTAATTCAGTGTATGCGTTTTGACACCAAAACAACATCAGAAGATTTGGCGTACAAACCATCCTACCTTTCTGATGAAAAAGATACACTGTACATGCGTAATATTGATAGAAAAACTCGTAAGATTCAAATTATTCGAGTGCAAGGAATACTGATGATTTTGGATCCGATAACAAATGAAATATTTGATTATGGAGCATTCTCAGATAATAAGCGCTTATTTCGAATCGGAGAACGATCGGGACCAACAAAGATTACATTTTTTCCCTATGTAGTTCTATAAATGGCTACAGTATCAAGTGCTGGAGCTGGTTCATCAATGGGAAACATGCAGGCCGGAACACGCGGTCTTAGTGCGGGAGACTGGACTCGCCTTCAGCGTCTTCGTGGCGCCAAGACTTATGCTACAGTAAATCTTACAACAAATAAGGATATTGCTCCAGTTCCTACAGCTCAGGCGGTTTATACTCGGTCTAGCTTAATCAAAGCAAACATTGGAACCGACCGCATTCGCCGACCTGCATCAATGTGGACAGAGTATGTGGCGTCCCAGCGTGCAGACTTTGTAACGACATCAAATACTGGAGTCAATGGAAATGCCTTGTCGGTAACAACGCTATGCAATTGTACTACAAGTGCACTTGCTGTTAAGTTGCCAAGATGCCGTAAATGTCTGCGGAGAGTTGTTTGATAATTCTATTCCGTAAATAAGTAAGATGTCAGGTGGATTAATGCAATTAGTGGCCAAAGGCGCCCAAGATCAACTCGTAAATGGGAACCCTTCGTTCACTCATTTTCGGTCAGTGTACAAACGCCATACAGATTTTGCCATGGAGCATTTTCATTTAGTATTCAAAACGACCAATCTACAGCTTCCGGCTTCGGGTTCACTTACACTACGAGCAAAAGTTGAACGGTATGCCCAACTTATACACGATTGTTATCTAGTTCTAACACTACCTGATATATATTCGCCAGTCACGCCAGTTACACAAATACACTCAAACTTGAATGCAAACTCGAATGCTATTGGGTATCAGTTCAACTGGATTCGCAATATTGGTTACAACATGATCAATTATGTCGCAGTACTTATCAATGGTCAGGAGATTGTGCGTCATACCGGAGAGTGGATGAAGATTTATGCAGATACCAAGTTTGATTCGAATAAGAAGGCAATTTTAAATCGTATGGTAGGAAATGTTGTTGAAGTATACGATCCGGCGAATGCATTTGGACGAATGAACCAGTACCCTCATTCTATTTCAACATCTGCATCTCCAGCTGAGCCATCAATTACTGGACGAACTTTAACTATTCCTCTTCATTTTTGGTTCTGTGAAGAAATAGGTAAGGCACTACCACTTATTGCCCTACAGCATTCTGAAGTTGAAATTGTTGTAGACTTGAAGAACATGTATCAGTTATTTACGGTTTTGGATGTGCGTGAGACCATTAGTGGCTCTACGAACTCTAACTTTGGCAATCGTATTGCCCCCGATTCAAGTTCTACACTATTCCAAATGAACAATTTTCTATCTCCTCCATCGTACTCTATAACGCCGACACCCAGTAATTCAGCACTATCAACATGGAGTCTCAATCCATACATTGAAGCCAACTATATTTGGCTCAATGATCCGGAACTCATTCATATCGCCAAAACCGAGCACTCATTTATCATGACACAGGTCGATGTAACATCTACATTTGGCGCATACGGTGCGAGCAATGATATGGAATTGACTATGCGTAACCTTTGTACCCAAATTGTGTGGGTAGCACAGCGCTCTGATCGCGATGCACTCAATGATTACGATAATTACACAAACTGGGAAAATCCATTCACTGCTCCAATAGATTCTACTGGTTTATCTTTCTTTACATCTCAATATTCATCGGGAAATGCTTTACCCACAGATATCTCGCGACGGGATATTCTTACGCAGTCGGCTGTTGTCTTAAACGGCAAAGAGAGATTTGGATATAAGAACGCCGAGTTCTTTTCTGAACTCCAAAATTTTAGACATCACAAGGGTGTGTCTACCACCGATATTCCTGGAATTTATACATATTCATTTGCTCTAGAGCATTATGATGGACAGCCTTCAGGTCATCTCAACGGATCGCAGTTTGATCGCACGACTTTACGGAATTCCTACATCCAGCCCCCACTAATCCTATCGCCAACACAGGGTAACACAGTATGTATCCTAAAATCAACGGCCCAAAGTCCTAACCCTACAGTTGTAAACCCGAATGCTAAAAATGCCCAAGGACAACTTCTATACACTCCAAATGATATTCTAACAATTGTCAGGAAGACCGATGCTCAAACCTTAGCATATACTTACAATGTTCGTGCTTTCGTTGAATCCTACAACTTCATCCGAGTTATGGGAGGCGTAGCAAATGTCGTGTTTTCATCATAATAAGGATGCCAACTGGAATTTCTATAAAGTCAGCAACATATGGAGTCGGATCTACTACAGTCGATGTTAAAGCAGCAGTAAGTGCACAGGATAAGGATGGCACTATAAGCTTTGTAGTTTCACCAACTGTTTTAAATGTTGAGGATCCGGCGCCAGGACAAATAAAAACACTCAATGTAACCTACACGATTAACAACGGAAAGACAAATACAGTTTCATTAAAAGATGGTTATCAGTTTCTTGTCGATGCACCACCTGCACGAACCGCTTCCGGGCTTCAAATCACGAAGGCTGAGTATGGTTACACCGGAAACTTTACAGATGTAACCAATGCTGTTCAGGATATGGTAAAAGATGGTTCAATTAGCCTAAAAGTTGGGTTTGCCCAGGTAGGTATTCCCGATCCTAATCCCCAAAAGTTGAAGGCTTTGGAAGTGGAGTATACTATAAATGGTGCTAAAGGTACGCAGATTATTACGGATGGGCAGACATTTACTCTATCAGCGCCTCCCGTAGCAGATTCTAAAAGCGCTAAAGATTCAGGAGCTGATTTTATTAGTTCAATTTGGAGTGCAGTATGGTTTTTCATAAAGGTGTTTCTGTTTGCTTCCATTTTAATTTTGTCGTGGAAGATTGGACAGCAGTATAACCAGGGAGCTGCAGTTATGCTTGTCATCGCAACATTTGTCACCTACGGAATATTTCCAATATTCATTATGCCGTTCATTATTTTTTGGTGGAGGTTGTGTGTGAATCACGATGTTATTGTTTTAACATAGGTCCCAAATAAATGTTAATGGAACTGACAATTCAGCGAGAACTTAATACTGAGTTTGAGAGAATGTATTACAGTTTTGCCACAATTAGTGAATGGCAAAAACTATGGCGAGTAGTTTGTGATTTGGCATACAATCCAAATGCCAAACAGTATGAAAGTATCAGTGTGTACTCATATAACTCGGAGAGCCAGGATGCTCGTTTATATGGAACATACACTGTTCAGAATCAGCACCTTATCTGTCTGGATGAAGTATGGCGTTCCTATGATAAGAGTTTACCATTCGTAAACAAGACCCTAAAACGATTATATGTTCCACGAGTTCTCTTTAACTGCATGGGTGTTCAAAACTGGTTCAAGTTTTCGTTCCCAAACTGCGAAGTCACTTACTGGCCAGAATGAAAAATTGTATTTTGTTTTACGATTTAGTTACATGCATTTTTAGATTTTTTTAGTGTTTAGAGAGTCGGATCCTCAACGGTCTTGAACTCGCCGAAGCCGATGTAGCCGACAAACTGGTCAGGTGCATCGCCCTCCCCGCAGCGGTAGAGTCGCTTAGTCTTCTCACCAACCACATGGTCTACCATCTCCGTCTTATTGGGCTTGTCAGAGCCAGCACCAGCGTGTGGAATAGTGGTCTTGATCTTCAGCTCGACCATATCCTCATCGGTATTCTCGGGAGGACCAGTCACGAAGCGGCCATTGTCGCCATCCCAATACTTACCAGGCGTCTCAGTCTGAGTCAGCTTCTTGATAGAACGCAGCTCCTTAATAGTAAGGACAACGGGCTCAGAGCTCTCCGACTTGACTTCAGCAGCCTGCTCGACTGCCGGCGTAGCAAAGTCCTCCATGTGCTTCTCTAGAGCCTTGGAACTCTCAGCTTCAGCGGAGAGTGAGTTGACATAGTTCTTGAACTCATCGGGCTTCTTCGAGGACTTCCACTCGTCATCCGTAAACGACTGGCCGGCAGAAGACAATGCCTTGCGCAGTGCAGTCTTGAGTGTAGGGCTCATGCGCGAGATGCGCTTGACTTCAGCCTTAACTTCAGCCTTAGTCGTCTCAACAGCTACGACTTTGACGCCATCCAGCTTAGCAAGCTTAGCCTTCTCCTTCTGAAGCTTCTCGGCATGTTTATTCTTGGACTCATCGTCCTTGAACTTGTTAGCTGCCTGCTTCTTCTCCCAGAGCGCAATATTCTTGCGGCACTGGTCGATAGGACTCAGCTTGGTCTTGGTTCCGGCGCTAGATGCCACGCTTTCACGCTCAGCTACCTCTGCAACAAATGCGCCAAGGAAGTCCATGGCCTCCTTCTGATTAAAGTCGAACTTCTTAGACAGCTTGCTTACGATCTCGTTAATATTGCTCATCTTGAT